CACGATAGTACAGTATTAGCTCTGGGTCTTTTCGTGTCTTGAGAAAGTATTGGTAGTCATCATATACGTCCTCTATCAAGTCTGTAATGTGCTGTCCAGACCACTGCCCTTGTCTTAAATTTTCTAAAGAATTAAACTTTTGCATACATAGATTGTACGCACTATTTATTAGATTTTCCACCTTCAACGACTTTTAATTTTAAGATTTTCGCCTTGTTTTGTATAGATTTTTTGTGATGTATTCTCCATATAAAGTGTATATCAGTTAAAAACTGTTGGTCAAATTGTTTATAACCAAATTTATAGCCTGTATATAACTGAAACATAGTCCCCGCAACTAATGAATAATCCTCAATATTCAATTTTCTTGATAAAATCATTAAAGATTTATGCAAATTGTTCATTTGTTGTTTTTTTGTCATAAAAATTGTTAGTTTATAGTTCTGTTTATTGGTAATGGTTTTATTTTTTTATTTTCTTTTATTACATGCTTTAACAAATCACTAAAATCTGCATCTTCAAGCACTCCCCGATACAACCTAAAACCTTGGCTAATAAGTGTAGATGCAACAAGCTGTGGATCATCATATTTTTTTAATAAATCCATTACAATTTTATACATTTCTTCGTAAATTTGCAGAAGTTTAGCTTGTTCCATAGTGTTTAACTTTTTATTTGTCATTGTTTAGATACAAAATATAAATAATTAAAAATATAATAATTGTAAATAGTGAATAAACTAAACCTAAATCTGAAAAAGTTTCAATCATTTTTGTAAAACTCCTTTTCCCAACGCTTATGTCTGAAATATGGTACCCATACATAAGGAAATAATAATGACAATTTTAATATTGCCCAATTAATAAATTTCCAAGGTTGTGGCAATGGTCGCATTATGTCCATAAACAAAACAGCTCTAAGTTTATCTGTGCCGTTTACAGCAACATGTTCATAGGTATCATCAAACAAAACGGTTTTACCCTCTTTCCAATGATATTTTTCACCACCATTTATTAACATACATTTGGTTTCATCGGGAATAATTAAACCAAGGTGCATACGTAAAACTCCAGACCAAGGGCCCTCGTGTGGATTCAACATTTTATGTGGCCCAAGAACTGAAATGTACGTAGAAATAATTTCTTTATGTCTATTTATAATCTCCATTGTTTTAGGCGCAAGTTTTTGATTTTTTTTAAAATTAATATTTGCAGCTTTGAAAAAAAATAATCTCCACTTGTCATCATTTGAAATATAAGTTTGTGCCGGAGAGATTAATTGAAATGGTGTAAGATCATTGTACCGTTTTAAAATTTCTTCTGTCTCTTTTTTAATTATACTAAAATTTTCTTCTAATTCTTTTGCAACAGGAAATATATAGGGATCAAAAAACTTCTTATCTCCAATTAAACAATGTTTGCGAAATTTCTTTTTTAAAAGTTTTTCAATAAACAAAGTGCTAATTTGAAACTCCATGACTTAATTTTTTTTATATTTACCGTTTAATAAATTTTTCTTAAATTGTGATAAAGATATATTTAATTTTTTAGCTTGGAATTCACAATAATCATGTAATAATTTACCTATCATTGCATTTGGAGCTCTATACTTATAATTACAAAACCCCTCAAGCAATTTATAATCTGATATTTTAATTGCAACACTTTTCCATTTAGTTATGTCCATATTATTTCTCCTTTAAATGATTTTAAATCTATAAGTTGAGTTGTTTATCCTGTCAACTGCAAAAAATCAATGATTAGAGCCATTTTTTTAGTGCTTGTAAACCACATAAATTGTGTGATAAGATAAGCCTATGAGGTCTTATCGCTTCACCGTTCGGTTTGCAGGTCAAAGAATTACTCATGACCTTAAGGCTACCAATGATGATGAAGCGAGTAAAAATCTCATTAACGAACTGAAAGCTGGTAAAGGGACTTGGGTAAAAGAAATAACCTATACTCCTAGCAAGATGTTCATAACATATGAGGAACTAAATGGTGCTTCAAACTGAAGAAACAATAATTGCTCAGAAGATGAAATTGGAATCTAAATGGAATTTCCAATACTTAGAGCAAGGTCAAGTAACTCTAGATATGTTGCAAATTGAATATGAGCTTAAAAAGTTAAAAGCTAAATTAATTGAACTTGCAGCAAAAAAAGCTTGGTCAGAAGTAAATACGACTGAAGAAGAAATTGAGAGAATAGACTCAATTGCTAGTTAAATTATAAAAACTTAAAGTTTTATCTATTAGGTTTTTAGCGCATACCTTTGTCGTGCAAAAATCTTTTGCATGTTGTAATACAAATTTTCTCATTTCTAAAATTTCTAAATTATCTTTTAATAACTTTATATCTTCTTTATTATCTAAAACGTAATTATATTTTTTATAAATTTCAATTAATTTTGCTTTTGGTAAATTTACACAGCAGTTTTTAGGACATTTTTCTAAATTAGGTATTAATGGTATACATCCCTGACCCATCATTTCATAAAACCTATAACTATCCCACTGCGGTTTTGTACCTCTTGGATAAACATCTATTGCGCCATAAGCTAGACCAAAAATTGAATCAGCATACATATTTAAATAATCTTTATCATTGTTATAAATATAAGTGTCTTCTTGATATGGAATTAAAGGTGCTAGTACATGTTGTGGATTTAAATTAATTTCTTTAACGCATTTTTCTTCAGGTATTGAAAATGGATATGGGAACAAATTTTTAACTTCTGTTAATTCAACTGGTAATTCTCTTTTAAAATATATCCATTTATTAAATAAACGAGCATCTAAAAAAGTATCATCTTCTCCATCTATCATAACTACAGGACACTTTATAAATTTTATAGCATTTAAAATCTTAGGAAAGCTTCTTCTTATACTGGCATAAATTACAATATTAAAAAAATTCTCTTTAACTTTATTTTCTATATTTGTTCTATTAATTAAATTAAAATCTTTTAAAAGATAATATAGTGTAAATCCCTTACCGTGCATAATTGGTTTTGGACTTTGTTCTGGAGCGTCTTGATACATAAAATTAATAGGAGGGTAATCAACCACTGTATTACCGTATAAACTTCTTAACCCGTGCAGTAAGCAGTCTTGAGCATAATCACTACCTTGATTATTACCTATAACTAAAATATTCATTACTTGTTTTTTAATTCAGTATAAGCCGTCCAGCCAATTAAATTTAATGTTAAATTATTTTTTTGTATAAAATCATCAACAGCTTTTTTTAAACCAATGTGTGGACTTAAATAGTCATCAAAGGCCATAATACCTGTTTTCTTCATTTTAGGATACCAAGAGTCTATATCTGCTTTTACAGAATCGTAGTCATGAGCCCCGTCTATGTAAATAACATTAACTGATTCGTTATTAAATTTTTTAGATACTTCAACTGAAGTGCTTTTGTAATAATTAATTTTATCTTTTATAGGCTCTATATTTTTTAAAAATTCATTAAATAAATTATTACCATCTATGTTAAAAGATCGGTAAAAATTTGACGTTTCAGGATGTGATAAAAATGGGTCTACAGTATGAAACTCGTAATTTTTATTTTGATTTAAACTTTCACAATATATATAAGCTATACTTTTACCTATAAAAGAACCAATTTCTACCCATGTGCCACTAATAGGTGATTTACTTAAAACAGTATTAAAAAGTTCTTGATGGCTATGGTTAAAAAACCCATGAATATTTTCATAAAAATGTTTCATCTTTTTAATCCTTCTTGCAATAAATGCAAACAACTCTCGGTATGTCGTTGCATTGGAGGTTTAAATAAAAAACTAAAATCATTAGGAGGCGTGCCTGCTGAGTGTAATTTCCACACGTTTACATTTAAATTTGATAAAAAACTTAACTCAGCATCATTTTTTGCTTTATAAAAAAGACTAGCATCAGCTAGTTTTCCTTTTGTTAAAATTCTAAATCTATGTGCTCCGTTTCTTAAAACATTATCTTTATCTAGAACCATTGGACACAATAATCCATTTTTTTCCATATCATACCTAATACTAACCTTAAAATCATGATGCACACCGTGCACTGATTTTACCTGATCAAAATAAATTATTTCTAACCTTGTTGGAAACAATTGATATAAAGGATGTGCGATTGTTCTTAATGATTGATCTCTTGTTTTAAGAAGCTTGTCCAAAGTCATCTCCAATACTTATATCAACAACGCTAGGCACTTTAAACTCCATACAGTTTTCCATAATATGTTTGATTTTAATATCATCTCCCTCTTTTACATTAAAACATAACTCATCATGAATTTGTAATATTGGTAAATAACCCTCTTGATAACAACTAACAATAGCTTGTTTAGTTTGATCTGCTGCAGACCCTTGAATTAATCTATTTAAAGCTTTATAGGTAAAAGCACGTTTAATTCCGTCTTTGCCGTATTTTGCAACAGCATTCTCAAATGTTTCAGCGCTATGTAAACCAAAGTCTCTTGTCTCCCATAAATCAAATCTACATTTTCTACCTTTTTTGGTTCTAATTATTCCCTCCTCGTTTGCTTTTTTCATACATCTATCTGATAAAAGTTTTACAAAAGGAACTTTACGATTGTATTTAGATATTAATATTTCTGCTTCTTCTTTTGATAATCCAAGAGAAAGAGCTAATTTGTTTTTACCCATACCATACATTAAACCAAGTCCAATAGTTTTTGCTTGTGATCTCTCTATACCAACTAATTCAGCAACTGTTTGGTGAAAGTCTGCCGATGCATTTTCATATGCTCTAACAAGTTCTTGAGAACCCTCATAACCCTCGCCAATAGATGCAGCATAATGAACGACCATTCTTGGTTCTTGTTGTGAATAATCAAATGAGCCCCATTTATGATTTTCTTCCGGTAAAAATAAACTTCTTATCTTAGGGCCAAATTCTTTATTACGGGCCGGAAGTTGTTGTAAGTTAGGGTTAGACATAGACAGACGACCAGATACTGTGCCACCATTATCAGATCTTAATTGATTTATCTCTGCATGAACTCTACCTTTGTTTTCATATTTTAATATACTTGCAAGAAATGTATTGTGAAATTTATTAATTTCTCTAGCCTGTACTATTAATTGTGATATTTCGTATTTAGAATTATGTAGCCAGTTTTGTGTAAATGAAGGCTCTCCTGTCTTTTCAGTTATAGGATATGAGATTTTTAATTTATCAAATGCTTCTCCTATTTGACGAGCCGCCCAGATATCTATATCTTTACCAATAAGTTTATTAATTTTTTGTAGTATAACTTTTTCTTGTGCAGCAAAGTCTACTGTTAATTGACTTGCTTTTTCTACATCAACTCTTACACCTCTTTGGCGCATTTTAATTAATATTGGTAATAATTCAGATTCTAATTCCCAAATCGTAGTTAAACTTTGTTTATTAATTTCGTGTTTAAATCTTTGCCATAACAGGTACGTGAGCCGTGCATCTTGTTCAGCGTAAAACCCAACATGTTCTGCAGGTAGCTTCCACATCTCAGCTTTAGGATCTATACCATGATCTTTTGCTGCTTCTATCAAATCTGTTTCTGCTTTAATCTCTCCTAAGTATTCAAATGCTAAATTGTTTAATGAATATGATCTTCTATTCTCATCAATTACGGCTGCTGCAATCATAGTGTCTACAATCTCGCCATTAACTTTCATACCCATAGCTTGTAACCAACCTAAATCGTATTGAGCATTATGAAATATTTTTGTGTTAGGTAATGCACAAACAGATTTAATATACTTTAAAACTTGTTCAGCAATCATATTACCACCGCCCCAATGTTTAAATGGGTAGTAACCTTGCCAACCATCTACGGCTACAGCAAATCCTATAACTTCTCCATTGTTAGTTGCCCAACCAGCACCTAATCCATTTGTAATGCCCTCGTCTCTTGTTTCTAAGTCAATCGCTATTTCAGGGTATCCAGATAAATCTTTAAATTCATTTGGACATGACCAAATACTTTTCTTAAACGTCATTGATAATTGTAAACTAGTCATTGTAATCTCTTTCTATTATCATTTGTATGTAATGAATTGCTTTAAGCAAATCTTCTTTTTTCCCCTTATCTTGGTGACGACATATATACTTAATTGCATTTCCCTCTGCAAACAAAAGCTTATTATCATTAATAAATTTTGCAGGTTGAATAACATATTTTTTATAGTGCGCTCCGCCAACTTGTTTAAAAAATATATTATTGCTCATTTTTTTTACTTTCATCATATTGTGTGATTGTTTTAAATAAATCTTGTAATACGGCATCTGCATCTCCACGATACGTATATACATTTTTTTCTAACTCATAAATAATAAAATATAAATTATCGTGTTTTTCTATTTCTCTTATAGCGATCATTTCTTCTCCTGTAAGTAAACTAAGTAATCTTTGCCAACAGGATAGTTATAATGATAATCACTAGAAAGTAAATGTAATGTTTTCTTTGCTCTAGTAAAACCTGTATAGTAGACCTTTAGTTCGTCTATTTTGTCTTGTTTATTCTTTCTATTAAAATCGGATGCATAATCATTTTTTGATGAAACAATAACATGATCGGCTTCTCCACCTTTAACAGAATGAATGGTGTCTATAATAATTTGTGGGGGACTATCTAACTGATCCTGCCCATAACGTTTTAATAATCTTATAAAATTAATCTTTTGTCTGGGGTGAAAGTTTCTACGCAAAACCCACCACCACTCTTTTGTTTTTTGTTCTTCACTAATTCTTAAACCACACCACTCTACCAGTTTAATGTAATCATATTTGTTATAATCTGGTTCATTAATCCAAAACTTTTCTGTTCTATAACTTGCAGATTCAATATCTCTAATATATTTATATAAATTTTCAGCCATTTTCTTATCTATGCTTTTACCATTAGCTATACGAGTCCATGCTTTAATTGCTAACCATTGTCTTTGATCAAATGATTTATTGCCTTTGTTATCAGAAAAATATAATCCAGCAGCCTTAGCTGACATTCTAAGTTCATTAACAACTTTAGAAACTCTACCTAATATATACCAAGTACCATTTAATTCATTAAAAGGTATTTCCATAAAACTTAAATAACGTTTTACATAACCTTTCTCTTTGTTAACTGTTTCAAATTTTTTCTCTACACTATCAAGTATTCCTCTACGAACTATTTGAGAAAAGTCATATATAGCCTGATTAAATCTTCTGGTTTTATGTAAGACAACTTTACGGCCTGGAAAATACGTAGTAAAATACTTAGGGTCTGAGCCATTCCATTTATAGATAGCTTGGTCATCATCTCCGGCTAAATAAACTCTTCTTGTGTTATCTACAATCTTATAAATTACAGACCATTGTAAAGGTGTAAAATCTTGTGCTTCATCTAAAATTAAAACTTCTAATGGCGGAAAACTTACTTCGTTAATTGCACGTTCAATCATATCAGTAAAATCAATAAAAGATCTTTCTCCACCACTTTGTTTGTAATGTTCGTAAGTAGATACCTTTCTTACAAATACATCTATGGAATCTTTTTTATATGACTCTAACTTATATACTTCAACTGGGTCTTTCATCATATTACGTGCTTTATCATAGATACCAAGTGACCAGTCTTTGTAAACAAATTCATCATCGTTTAATCTATTATCAGAATGTTTTATAAATTTTTCTTGTAGGGCAAAATCAATTAAACAATTCTTAGTATCAAATACTTCTTCTTGAAAATATCTTCTGCAATATTTATGCAATGTTTTAAATCTAGAAAAATCTTTTTCTGTATATTGTGGAAATGCAGCAAGAGCTCTATCCTTTGCAGTGTTTACCGCTTTGTTTGTAAAAGAAATAAACGCAATGTTATTAGGATTAACACCCCTTTTAATATGTCCCTTTAATACTTTTTCAATTAAAGTATATGTCTTTCCAGTTCCAGGTGGCCCAAATATCTTAACTGTCTTTTGGTGTATCTGTTTGAGTTTCTGGATTTCTAAATTTTCCTGT